TGTGTTATTAATTTGGTTTTGTAATTCTTCCATTGCTTCTGGTAGAGTACCATCTCCCACAATACTGTCTACAGCATTTTTAAATGCTGCTGCTGCAGGATTTATAAATCCTGGTATTGCCATAAACGCTTGACCTATAGGACCAGTTGCAAATTGTAACATTGAAAGTTGTAACTCTAATAACTTCTTTTTAAACCAATCAATATTTGATGTTACATTTGCAATAATTAAATCAAACGCTTCAAACACTAATAAGAATTTTGATGCTCTAATAAATGCTAACATTCCCTTTCTTGCTAACAAAGAAGCACTGGTTAACATAACAAAACTTGTAGCCATTGTTGCAAGTGCAATAGCATTTCTTTTTATTGCATCTATATTTTCAGGTGATAAATTCTTAAAAAATTCTTCTGTTTTATTTGCTAAGGTAGTTACTTTCGTTGCCATAAGTATAATAACTGGTGCAAGTTGTCTTCCTAATGCTTGTTGTGCATCACCAACTGCGTTGCTCATTTGCTCTAAAGAACCTGCCATTGTTGAACCTGCTGCTTTAGCCACACCACCAAACTGAGTTTCTAATTCACCTAAAATGATTTTTTGAGCAGAAGCGACATCGTTTACTGCCATGAAATCTCTTACTGATTGTTCTTGTTCTTCTGATAGTTGAACACCAACTCGTCTTAAAGCAGTAACACCCATAATAGGATCATTTAATGCTTTACCAACCTGAATAACAGATTGTTTCATGTCTTGTCCCATTGCTTCAGACATATTCATTACTGTTTCTATTGCAGCAGGGAACACATCTTTGCCAACCTTAGTAAATGTAAGCATTAAAGATTGTGCAGTCATAATTGCTTCATCGCCAAATCGTGTTTGCTTCTGAAGTGCAGATGCCATATTTACCAACTCTTTAGCAGTTAAACCTGCTACATTCTTTGTAGATTTTAATACTGCATTTAATTGTGCTTCTGCTAATACTTGTTGTTTAGTTAGTTCAACAACATTTTGGAAACCCTGTATTAACATTCTTGCACCAAAAAATCCTGCTGCAACCCCTGCAGCAGACTTTGCTAACTTACCTAACCCTTTATCTACCCTTCCTACACTTCTTGCTGCTTTTTCAGCACCTGTGGCTTTTATATCTAATCTTACTTTTTTAGCCATTCTTTTCTCCTACATATTGTGTGATTGCATTTAGTTCGCTTTGAATTAGATCAAAACAATCTAATTTATAACTATCTGCTTCATCTAAACTTCTTGCAATCGGTATGCCATAATTTTTTATATAATTATATTCTTTGATTAATTCTTCATATTCTTCTTTTACAAACCATGCTGGATTTGCAAACAAAGGAATATGAAAATATAAGTTTCTACCCAAAGTAAATTTGCTATCAATAAAAGTTTCTGATAAACCCATTACTTCTTCTTCAACTTCTTGAAGGGTTGTATATTCCCTACTTTTTTTTGTTAATGGACTTTGTCTACTATAAGGGAAAGCCAATGTATTGTGTGGAAATCCCAACTGAGAGAACCACACATACATACATAAGCCCACTATCCTTTTTTTGAATCGTCAGATTGTCCTATATAGGAAAGAAATATTTTTTGCAACAAAGCATCTATATTAGCCATGTTTATAGGATCACCTTTTTGATTAATATAATCTTCAGGTTGTAGTCCTGATATTTCTTCTACTTTATCAAGTAAATTAAAATAATTATCTTGATTGACATTTTTTCCATCAAAAGTCATAGCATTTAATTTCCATAACTCTCGTTTTTCCTTGTAAGTAGGATTGTTTACTTCCCACTCTTTTTTGAACATTTTAACCTTCATGTATTACTCCTTTATTTACCAAGCACTTGCTGCTGTTGAATCTGCATATACAAAACTAAATGCTGTTCCACTTGCTGCACCACTTGAAGTAGGTTGAACTACTTTGAATGGTACTGTAAAGACTGCACCTGTATCTGCACTTGGGTCAAGATTGACTCCTGTTGAATATATTTCTGCTACAATATTCATTTCGCCAGCACTTGATACTGTTCCATCACCTTGTTGCAATGTTAATGTTGCAGTTTCTCCACTTAGGAAGTCTTGCAATACATTATCTGCTGCATCATATCCCATATCATCATTCATTAAGAAAGATATTTCTCCTGTAATGTTGATTGATGGGATTCCCCAAGCATACGCTTCAGCATCACCATTAGCATCTCTACCAATTCTCGCTACATTATTTTCAAAAGTAAATGATACTCCTTGAACCATAATATCTTGATTATCGGTTGCTTCAATATCCAATGTCTTTGTATCAAAATATGATTCTACAAAAGTAGGTGTTGTTGATGTTAATGTTGCTGCACCAGAATTAGCACTTAAAGTTTGTTCTACTTTAAAACCATCGGTTGAGGACATTCCACTATAGAACGATCCACTTAACATACATCTACCATCTGCCATATCAAAGTTCATTGTTAGTGTTGACAATACTGCACTACCAATCATAATATCTTGTGCTGTTTCAGGCATATACAAAGCAATGTCAAACAAGCTTGGTATGCCTGTCGTTGATGACCCTGTAAAATCAGGTCTGCCCAACGCACCACTTGATGATGCTTGAATGGTGTGTACAACTGGACTTGAACCACTTTCTGTGTGATCTTGAAGAACATTCGCTAATAAACGAACAATGATTTCTCGTTCTGCCGGTAGTTCAAAGTCCATTGTTACAAATCCACCCTTTTGAGTTCTGAATTGATCTATGTCCAATTCAATCATTCCTGCATTGTTGCTTCTAATCTCCCCACTTTCGATAAGATTAAGAACAGGGAGAGATACATTAGTTACAGGAAGTAACTCATAAGCAGCACTATTTGATGGTGCAGTTTCAAATGCAGTTGCATTTTTGTTTTTTATGCCCACAGTAAAGTCGCCTTTACCATAGACTTTTCCACTTACTGCCATTTTTTACTCCTTATCTATTTTCTTTTTAGGTTTTTGTTTTTTTGCTGGAACAACTTGAACACCTAAAGATTCAAATTCTTCCAAGTTTTCTTTTTCTAACTCAACTTCTTTGCCATCTAATAATTCTCTAATCTTTTGATTAGGAGTATTAAGGTATGAAGGTTTTTGAAGTTGAAGTCCTTTTTTATGAATATACTTCATGATATTACCTCATTTACATTACACTCGAAAGTAAGTACTGCTCTTGCTATTTCAGGATCGTCTTCATCTCGTTCATATTCAACAGATGATACATTTCCACCATACCATTGATTGATATTACTTACTTCGTAGTTTTTGTTATTAAACAAGAGTCTTTTTAAAATTTCTGCAATGCTTGTCAATCTATCTACATGAGATTGTTTATTATAGTCTGTTCCTCGTTGTAGTTGATAACTAATGATTGTTGCATATTGTCTAATATGTGCATTGCTATGAAAATCAATAAAGGTATCACTACTCGGAACAATTAAAATGCTTTCTTGTCCCCTGTGTTCATTATATAATAAAGGGATTGCAGGGACACTTGTCTTAATGATCTTTTGTAGGTTATCTATCACCCTATCTTTATAAATGTTTTCAAATGTTATTGCCATTATCCTTGTCCCCTATATCTTTTTTTATAATATTTCTTTGACAATTTATTTCCATATTTTGTTCTATGGCTTTGTCCTTGTCTTGTTTTTTTCTTGACACTACTTCTTTTTCTTATAGGTAGTTTTGCCATATTTCTTTTTCATTCTTTTACGAACTTTTGCTTTTTCTTTTCCCCACTTCTTTGTGTTTCTACCCATTATCTTCGTTTGAGTTGTATGGTATCTATTCCACCACCTGAAGTATGGTCTAATCCACTTACTTCTACTTCCCATTCATCGTTTAAAGTATAAACACCAGTTGAGAATCGTATATAAACACCATGTCCAATATGTTGCAATCCACCATCAATGGTTTGCCCTTCTTGAACAAGATTTACTTTTAGTCCAGCATCGCTACCAACATAAGAACTAAATTTTACACCAGAACTTGATCCTGCTGCAAATGTCCCTGCTGTTGAAATGATTACTTTGATTCTATCGTATGATACTTGTGGGTGTCCAAAAGTATCTACAATCGCACCAGTAGTAGAAGCATTAATTGATACTTCTTTCACGATTTTATCTCGTTTATCTTCATCTTGATCTAATGAAATAATCCCTTCACGAATTAAATCAAGAAATCCATTTCGTTCTACTGGATTGTAAGCAATGTCCTGTAGTTGTCCACCTCGTTCTGCATCATAAGGCATAATTGCCATACTTGCTGCTAACAAAGCAGTACTTCTTACTATCACTTCAGGAAAGTCCCTACCTAAACTATCCCCTGTTCCTACACCTTTGTTTTTGTATATCGGTTTATTGATATATGATCTTACAAAGTCGGAACTTCTTGATATAAACTCATCAAAGAGTGTTTTATTATCCCTACCGACTGCTATAGCCACATCATAATTTGGATTATTAGACCCTGTTGGTCTAAAATACACGACATCGGCATCTTCGTCAAAATAAAACTTATTATCTGCATTCACATCACCTACTGATGACACAGATGTTTGTTCAATGTCATTTTCATATAACATTGACAATTTACCGACACTTCCTGCTTTCCAAATTTCAGATGATCCACTACTGCTATGATTTACCCAGTTAGAGATAGTTCGTTTCCTGTCGTAATCAAATACGAATGGTGCTACTAATTGTATGTCATCAATCGTACAATATGTTTCGAGGTATGTTGTCATCTTCTTGTCCTATTAATTGTGGAACTTCCAAATTGTTTATATGTCTATGTAGTTCTTGGGTATAATGGATTATTTCTCTATCAGAAACATTTTTATCTTGTAATTTTTTACTTATTTCTTTTATTTTTTTTATTGTTTCTGCGAACCCCACTACTTCCTCTTATAATTTGATTGTTCCAAGTTGTTGTACCATTATGAATGTCCAAAACGATAAGATTGAACCACCCATCATCAAAGAAATCTACGATTCCTACATTGTGTGTCCAATTTACCTTTCTTCCTTTCAAAAAATCTTTCTTTATTTTGCATAAACACCCCATACTTTGTGCAATATGTACTCCTGAAATATGTTGCACTACACTTCGTTGGCAATCGTGTAGGTGTCCATAGATCACATTACACCCTAAATTCTGAACAGTAATTCTACTATGATTTACTGATGTGTAATGTCCCCCATGATACGCATAGAGTTTTGAGTTCTCTATTTTAAATAATTCTCCATAGGGATACCATTTATACCCCCTATTTTCAATCCTAAACAATCGTTCAGGTAAATATTCTTCTAAATAAGGGTTTTCATCTACGAATTGGTTATACCATGCTTCGTGATTGCCCATTGCCAAATACTTTCGTTTACACTTAACCTTATCTAATACTTTGTCAATACGATCCATGTGATGATTGACTATATCTGCTTCTTTGGTTATCAATGGAAGTTGATATTCCAAAGGTGGTCTTTTTCTTCTTGACCATCGCCAATGTGAAACAAATTCTCCTTCTGCAAAGTCCCCTAAATTTATAAAGACATCAGGTTTTACTTTTTCAAGCACTTTTAAAGCACAACTAAATGCTGGTTCATCATGTAGAGGAAAGTGCATATCGCCAAAGACGACTGCAGTACTCTTTATTTTCTTCATATACTAATTGCTCGTTTAAACCAACCATAATAGAATCGTTTTTGGTCAGGTTTTTGATTGACTAACTCTCCATAAAATAAACACCTAAACGCTTGTAATCGCTTCTTAGATACTTTATGTGAGTGTTGTATCGTTATCTTCCCAATAAGACCATCTTCGGCTATTTTCGTGCTTCCTATGCTATTGATAGTTTCTTGTAGGACAATTACTGCTCTTTTTTGCCCCATATTGACACACATATCAAAATAGGTTGCCCTTATTTCTTCTGGTAGATGTTCTGCCTTACTTGGTTTCCAATAATCATTATAATAGATATTAATAGCATCATCAATAGTAATGTTCTTAATATCAACTTCAGGATACCATCTTTTAGCAATTCCATAATTCGTTTCTCCACCTGTATCATGAGGATTATTTACATAACCCCCTTCGTGTTCAAGCACTTGATCTATAATTTCGTTAAAGTTCATGCTTTCTTGATTCTCTCCATAGACTTCATTGATCCAAGTCCAAGCATACCCATCAAAACAGTCGTTAGTGTACCCATATCGAATTGGGGCAAATCTATCACTACTCCAAATGTTGCTAAAATAAACACCAAAAATGGTTGCAACACAAAGTGATATGCAAATGCACTTGCACAAACCCAACCGAGAAATGCTCTCCATCTACTTAATAACCCTGTTTGTCCTGCTTCAACTTTATTAACTTCAATTTGTGCTTTGTTGATCTCTTGTATGAGTTCTGCTTTTTCTTGTTTATCAAAAGTAAAGTCATCAATTCTATCTGCTACCTTATCTATTATTGATCCTACAACATTTAATTTACTCATTTTTTATCTTTCTTTTCTTCATCTTTTTTATCAAAAGATTCTGTTAGCATTTTAGCAAATGCACCCTCAGCAATAGTTTCTTTATCAAGATTAAATGCTAATTGTGCTTTGTTTCTACGACAAGTTTCTATGTGTTCTACCAAGATTTGTTGTTCTTGTTTTAGATCATCATAGTTATAGTCTTTATCGTTTATAGTTACTTTTCGTTTTTCTGACATAGTTCCCTCATGTTGTTAAAAAATTCTTTATGTATATGTTCCACCAATCGTATGGCTTATGTGAAAAGGTGCAGTTCCTATATCATCATCATATAAATTGACTGATCCTGCTGTTGATTGTAATGGATTATTGCTTCCACCTATTTCATCGCAATCTTTCATTGCTCCACCTGCAGCACCAAATGAATTATCATAAGCAAAAGCACCACCATTTAACAAACTTGCCAAACTTAAATTGGTTGTTTCATTACAATCTGTTGATACTCTTATATGATTATACATTCCTACATTGGTATTGGGTACTGCTGGTAATGCCATATTATCCCTTTATCTTTTTATATTCTACAATATCTGCTTTAAGCTCAGTTACTCGTGCTTCTGCATCTACTAATTGTGCTTCTGCTTGTGAAATTGCACTATCAACATCTTTTGATTCTTCCCAATCCACTATTTCCACATCAGCTCCTGCTGTATTTTTTACTGTGCGAAGATGCTTAATTGTTACCTGTTTAGGTGAACTTGCTGATTCAACTGCTTTTTCTGCTATTTTCTTAGCCATTACTATCTCCTGTTATATTTAAGTTGTTCAAGATTTGCTTTTAACAAATCTATTTCTTCTTGTTGTTCTTTAATTGCTTCTACCAAATAAGGTATCATTTCCTCATATCGTAAAATCTTGTATTCTTTATCATCATCTGCTTTTAATGGAAGTTTTTTCTCATCAACCAAATGTGGTAAAATCTTTTCTACTTCTTGTGCTTTAAATCCTGCACTTAATCTATCTCCACCTTTTTTCCAATTAAATGTATGCCCCTCTAATTTATTAACTACATCTAATCCATTTTCAATCTTTGTAAAATTCTTTTTTAGTCTTATATCGGATGGTGTTGATGAATAAGCAATTACATCTTGATCAAAGTGTGCATCTCCACCTGATACTATTCTCATTTTTTCAGTAGCATTAGTCCAAAATCCCATATATTCGTCTGAATGCTTATATACTATTACACCTCTCCAAGAATCATTAGCACCTCTACCATCTGCAAAAGATATTTGCCCATATCCTGATGTAGAATCTGAATGAATTAGTAATCCAGTATAATCACTAACACTTGGTCCACCAATAATAACTTGATGTCCTGAATTAGCAATAGCACCACTACCTGAAGTTCCAAATTCTGCAATAGCTGCACTTCCATTAGAACCTGTAGTATATTCTACTTGTAACTTAGAATCAGGTGATGAAGTGCCTATTCCGACATTTCCTGAACCATCTATTCTTACTTTTTCTGCTGAAGAAGCACCACCTGCTGCAGTTCTAAAAGCAAAAATACCAGCAGTTCCTGATGCTCCATAAGAAACAAATCTTGTTACTCCACTTGAAAAGTCCATAGAAGCAGTAGATGTTCTATCATCGGCTAAAGCACCAGTTGATGTTATTGCTCCTGCTACAGTTAATTTTTCTGTAGGTGATGAAGTTCCTATACCGACCTTGCCATCTAACATAACAAGATTGTATAAATACATAGAATCGTCTCCTGCATTTGGAGTAACGAATTGTGCTCCTCGTCTAAATAATATTTCTCTACCATCTCCAGTAAAACCATTGTAACTATTTCCAGATGGATTATAACCCATTGATATAGCAACTGCACCAGTATTTGCTGTATTATAAGTAGTTGATGATGAACCTAACATCAATACTCTATAACTTGATGAATATCCCCAATTTGTAGGAGTAAGAGCAGGTCTTGTTACATCTGCTAATCCCACACTCACTATTCCATCTACATCTAATAAACTTGCTGGAGAATTTGTGCCTATTCCAACTTTATCGGTTCCAGCATTACAGACTAATAAATTAGCATCAGTATCTCCCTCTACTCTAAAATCTATATTACCACCACCTTGATTAACTACAACTTCATTATTCATATCAAGATTAAGATGTTCAACTCCATTGTGGTCATCAAATATTGTAGTAGTATTAGTTCTATTTCTAAAGAATAAATTACCAGTTTCATTTCTTAAATAAGTATTACTTGTATCGTGTCGTATTGTAAAATCAATGCTACTACCAACACCAAGATAGAAATTATCTTCAACATAAGCATATCCTACACTACTGGTTTCATAAAATCTCATTACATTTACACCACCAACAACCATATATACTGAATCTGCTGTATTTTCGTGTAGGTAACTATCGCTACCACCATCTAAATAGAGTTTCGTGTTTGTTGGAACTCCAAGTCCATTAGTGAAATAAGAAGCAGCAGTATTGTCTGTCAAGAAAGTTGCAACACCACTACCTGCTACACCAATTTGTAATCGTGTAGAAGCATCATATTGAATACTTGCTTGATTAGCAGATGTGCTATTTACTGTAAATTTATTACCAGGTGATGAAGTTCCTATACCGACATTACCTGCTGACATTAAATTAATATCATAACCACCATAAGTTCTAATTTCTAAATCATTACTTACTCTATTAATTACTGCATTTGTGTCCTCAAATTCTACTTGATTTGCAAACCTGAAATTACCACTATCGTCTATATCACATAAGTTTGAACTATTAGCTCCTAATTTTAATAAGGCATTTGGCTCATCTAATGTTATCCAGTTTCTAAATGTTGAACCATCGTGAGAATATAAAATTAAACTTTGATTATCATCTCTATGACTAAGACTATATTGAATATGAGTTCCATCTTTTGTTGATTTGTTTAATCTAACACCACCCTCAGCATCATCTGCTGATGTAATATCTAAATAAGCACCAGCCCAAGTAAGAGTAGATTCTGTATCTATGTTGTTTGTTCCACCATAAGTAAGAACACCATTTGCAGTTGTGCCATCTATTGTAATACTTGTTGCTTGAATTTCTGTATATGCTACTTTTTTAATAGATCCATCTGTTGCTCTTTCAATAACAAATAAATCTTCATCAGCAGGTTCGCCTGAGTGTGCACTTAAAGGACTAATGTCTATGCCTATTGTAGAGGAATAAGCACCACTTGTAGTATTGGTTTCTGATGATATTGCAATACCATTTGCTCCTGTTAGATCAACTCCAGTAATATCTCCTGTGTTTGTCGTATAACCATATCCCTCAATTTTATCTTTAATAGCACCTGCAGTCATTAAGGAAGTATCATTATCGTTGAAACTATTTCCTGCATGAACTGATGTAATCCCTACTGTTCCTGATGTAAAGCTATCAAAAGTCCAAGTTCCAGTAGTGGTAAATCCACCTGCTGTAATTGTTCCACTTGTTGTATCACTTGCATCATTCTTTAAAAAGGCATCATCTACATCAAATTCTGTTCCATCTAATGTTAAGTTTGTTCCACCAGTATAAGTAGTATTTGTATCTGTAGATGTAATTGTTACTGCTCCACCAGATTCAGTTATAGTTACATTTGAACCTGCTGTAAAAGCCAAAGTTTCAGAACCAGCAAGTGTATTACCACCTGCTGTAATGGTTCGATGAGTAACATTTGCATCAGTAGTATAACCATAATCTTCAATCTTTTCTTTAATTGCTCCAGCAGACATTAAATGATCGTCAGCATCAGTAAACTCAGAACCAATATCAATATCATCAACTGCGTGTCCACCAAGTGTAATACTACTTGAAAAAGTTTTAGCACCACTAAATGTTTGTGTTCCTGATAAATGAGCAGTATCTGAATCTAAATATGCACTTGCAATAGCAGTTCCTTGCCAAGTTCCAGTTCCTATCGTGCCTACAGTTGCGATTGAATTATCGCCTGTGTATGTTCCACCTGCAACTGCTGCTAATGTAGAGTTATATGCTTGAACATTCGTGCCTATAACTAATCCTAAATTACTTCTTGCAGTAGAAGCACTTGCCAAGTCTGATAAATTACTTGCTTTGACTAATTTTGTGCCTAATGCAGTTGTTATGGTTGCTGCATAACTTGCATCATCACCCAATGCTGCTGCTAATTCATTTAAAGTATTTAATGTTCCAGGAGCAGAATCTACAAGGTCTGATACTTCGGTATCTACATATGCTTTAATGGATTGTTGGGTTGCTAATTTTACATTGCTATCAGATGCCATATTGTCTTCATCTAATATGCCTGTAACTGCTGTTGATGATCCAATTTGGAAAGAAGTTCCTATTTTGACTTTATTCGTAGCAATATACAAATCGGAAGCAGTCCCATCTCCATCATATACAATACGAAGTGTGGTATCTACTCCCCCTGTTTCTCCAGTATGGAATAATTGAACATATCCCTGATTTACCGGTGTGTTTCCTAAATTGGTATTACTACTCAATGTCTAATTCCTTATATAATGTTTTATCTGTCATTCGTTTTGTTCCCCTACCAACATCATCAGAAATAATTGTTGGAACAGAAAGAAGTCGTTTTACTTTCTTTGGACTATCACAAAGACATTTGGATAGCTTTTTTTCGTTGAATGGTTGGAAGTGTTCAAAATCCTTCCCACATTCACATTTATAGTCATATATGGGCATTATAAGTCCTTTTCTCTTATTTTAAGGCACGAGAATATGCCTACAATCAATTTAAAATTCTTTTTAATGTCAATATAGGGGTAGGAAAACCCACCCCCATATTAATCCGATTTCAATTATCTTTATGGATTATTGAAATTAACCACTGGACAACTTGCACTACCTGCTGCGTGAGAAAGTACTGCACCGAATAAAACATCAGCAACTACTGAAGTTGCTAAATGATCTATATCGTATTGTGATTGCACTCTTGGTGCAACTTGTTGTGCGAAGTACACACCATTTTTATTAAAAATAGTTGCACTTTCATCGCCTGTACCACCATCATCGTCCCAATCAGTACTTGGAAATACACTCATTCCATACGCCTGGATTACATTTCCTGAAACATTAGGATTTGCACCATCGCCTCTCTTTTGTGCTTCTGTGAAGTCGCCTAAAGAAAGAACACTCATATAGAATGCAGGTGAACCATATAAATATGTTTCGCCATCTGTGTAGTCATATCCTGCATCTAATAGTTTTTGCAAACCACTTCTAATTAAAGCAGTGGTGGCGGTATTATCGGCTGCAAGGGTAACATCATTAGCTGTGGCTGACTGCAAAATATCTACTGCGAGGTAGTTTTCTACTTTCTTAGCCAAAGCATAACCCATTGATTTAGCATAAGCGTTAAATAAATCAGCAGATTCTTGTACTTTTACAATATCTTCGATTTTTTTCGCTTCATAATGATGTTGATCAACTGTTAGGTCAATCTTTCCATCAGTATTTGCTGAATAGGTTACTGCACTTCCTGCTGATTTAGCAGCTGCAGTTTCTTCAGTTACTTTAGGGATATGTAAAATATCTCCACCACCTGATAACATAGATGAGAAGTCTTGCACTTGATTTCTTAGAACGAATTTTCGTTCTGCATAATCAAGGATCGCATCTCTCCATAATTCTGGAATGAAGTTGGCTGCGGTTGTAGCTGTAATATTAGCCATTTTTTACTCCTTAAGATTTATACCCATCTACAATTTGTTGCCAAAGTTTAGGATTTCTTCTTGCTTTTTGTCTATCTTCATCAGATAGTTCAGCAAACTTAGAATTTCCTGCAAACTTCCCTGAGGAAGTTACTTCTTTCGCATCGTTTACTTGCACTTTACTCTTACCCAATCTTTCAATGTGCTTCTCTAATTTAATTGTAGATAAGTCTTGATATATTTCTTGATCATCTTCTGAAAGTTGGGACAGCAAATGTTCTCGTCTTTGTTTTTCCTGAATCTCAAAGTTTTCGACTATAGGTTTGAGTTTCTCGTTTTCAGCTTTTGTGCTTTCATATAAAGATTTGAACTCCTCTTTTTCTTCAAGTTGTTTTGTTTCTTGAAGTCTGAGGTTATCTTTGAGTTCTTTTAACTCGGCTTCTGCTGTTTGTGCCCTTTGACGATATTTCTTGCTTTCTGCAATATATTCGCCTGTATGATCCTGTGTAGATGTTTCGGCTACTGCTTGAGTTTCTACTTTTTGTTCTTGCACTTCTTGTACTTGTTCTTCGGACATTCTGCCCCCTTATTTTTATTTACCTATTTTAATCTTGATAGGTTTGCTTTCATATTTTTTAGCATTCCTATCAACAATTCTTTGTAAGAATAAAGCAGAACTATCTCTATTCTTTGGACTTAAATCTGCGATGATATAGTTATTGTTTTTCTCGTTCCACTCTACTCTATCACCTTCTAAAAATATTAATAATGCTCTATCTTTTTTGCCTTCAGGTGTAATTTTATTTGCTGTGTCCCCACTTAATAACATGGTTACTCTATTAGCACTCCCTGTTTTTGCTTTTCTATGTTTTCCTAACTTGCCTGTGGCTTTTCGTGCTGCATATTCTTTTGATTTATATTTATGAACACCATTCTGTAATACACCATCATTCATGTCTTTAACAATTCTACCTTTTGCATGAAGTGCTAATTGTCCATAATTGGTCTTAGTAAAGTTTATTATATCCTTTGCTCTCATACTGGATACCAACCATGTCTGCAATTAAATCCACCACCACCTTCCATGGTGGTATCGGTTAATGTTGGTATTTCTGCTGCAGTTATTTGTCCTGCTGCTAATCCTGTAAGACAAGCATCTCTTGTTACTTCATCGTCTGGACCAACATATTCAAACTTTTGTTCAGGGACATCTTCAAACAACTTTGCAGTAGTTGTTCTACTAAATCGTGCAAAACTATCAGACAATAACATTGCTTGTTGTTTGCTACTTAATGCTCTACCTACTCCATAGGTTTCGGTTAGTCCTGCCATAATACTTGCAGAACTTTGTCCAGTAAGCAATCCACGAAACATCGCAGTCTTTAATTCATTAGCATACTTCGTTACACTTGCTGATATAGTAGATAAGTCAAGGATCGACAACACTTCTATTGCTTGAACTGCTGTTACTGTTTGCTTTGTTTTTTGTGCAGCACTTAATACATCAAAGTTTTTTATTGCCTGTTTATTATATGTTGTTCTTACCTTTTCAAGCAAAGCAGGAAATCCTAACTTATTAAGATCATCAACAAAGTTTATTTGTTTAAATGCAGTTGCTAATTGTGCATCATTCAATACAACTAATCCACCTAATACTTTTTCAATCTTATTCAAAAGTTTCTTTTGGATTTTCTCCATATCTTTTTGATAGAAGTCTAAGTCCATTATTGTTGTGCCTTAATAATTTCATCAATTAATAACCCTTCTTCTGAAGGTTGTTCTTGATCTATCTTTTCTACAATCCCTTGTATTTCATCTTCTTGTAAGTCAGGATTGTGTTTTCGTAGATAGGATTGTCTTGTTTCTAAATTGTTTTTAAATGCCCAATCATAGTATTTGATTTCTTCATCTTGACTCATTGGTACTTCTCGTTCAGCAAAGTCTATGCTAAATTGATCCCCTAATTGAATCCCACCTGATACTTCACAGATGCGTTGTGCTATTCTAAATTGTTCTTTCTCAAATGGTCTATAAATTTGTTCTATATCACTACGAAGTGAATCCATTAAATCTAATTGACTCATCTTTTTAGATAGTCCACTTTCTGCTTGGTTGTTTGTCCAATTAATCTTGACATTGTTTGATTGTGCAATACTATCTACCATATATTTGGTAGAGTCTATCATCGCTTGGACATTTGCATTTGGTGTTGCATAATTAAAGTTTGCCCCTTCTGGTAGCACTAATGCTTTATCTTGTCCCATTGTGATTCGTTGGTCAGAATCAAGTCCTGTAAAGACTGGTTGTCCTAATTGGAATCTACCATGTAAGGCAAGTTCGGTAAGCATAATGTTTATAGATCGCATACCATCTACTAAGTCTGATGCCCCTTCTCTAAAGAAATCTCTTGTATATGGGTGTCTATGTGCTATGTTGAATGGAAGTATATCACCATAAGGGTTTTTATCGCCCTCTATCATCGAAGTAATCTTACCTCGTGAGGATATACAGAAGTATTTTCCTTCCATTTCATCGGTGTCTTTACTCCAGAACATATATTGAGCATCTTCTGTTCGTGCTTGAAGTTGGCTTTCTGCTTGATATACAATCGCAAAAGGTTCATCTTCACCTGGTCTAAAGAATGGTGTAAAGAAATGAATAGGTCTATATTGTAGTTGATTCTTTTCTTCGTTCCAATGTGTATAGAGTGCTTCAGTACCTAATAAGTAGGTAAGTTGTTCAAATTGTTTCATGAACGAGTCAAGATCACCAATGACTTCGTTATACTTATCATTGTATCGTACCGGTGCTTCTTGATATACTAATGCTCTACGACTTATGATGTTTCGTACTAAGTTAATATACATTGGTGGTATTTGAGATAAGGAATCACTATCAAAGTATTTCTTGATGTCATGTTCTAAGTTGACTCCTTCATAGTAATCTAAGAGTCGTTCTCGTTCTTCGTGTTCTTGATTTAGACCTTCTTGTATGGTGTCCATAAGTAGATCGTGTAACATTTTTTCTGTTAAATTGTAAATAATCATGATTCGTACCTTTTATAAAATCTTTTATCGTGGGTTTCTATGGCTTTATCTTGAAACTCTTTGATTAGTTGTTGATTTAATTCGTCTTCCTTTTTACCTAACTGATACCCCCATATCATCGCACCAAACAATGACAATATAATCCCTAAAAATAATCCTAAAAAAAACTCTACCATTGGATCACACTCGCTTGTCCCTTAAATCCATAACGATATTCCAATGGATACATTAGTCCATCAAGATAGTGAGATAAGGTTTCTGTTTTCATGATGTGTCCATTCTCTAATGTAGTCAATTCTAAATCTCGTATTGTGTTCTTACACTTAGGATTAATAAATAAACGATGCTTTCCATTGGCATCTTCTAACATTCTATTTAAAGAGTTCAAACGATCCTTTTGAGTAGGGTTTGATTTCTTACTAATAACAGTAAACCCTGCTTCTTGTAGGATTCGATGATCTGACTTCGTAGAAGAACTATGTCTTGCTTTCCCTGCAGGGTCAGGATAGACCGGTAATCCTCTCCCTTTAGTGTGCATTAACTTAGCCAATTCAAAAGTATTAGAGTTCTGTAATCCTATTTCATCAAACACATATACCTCACCTCGAGTGTTCTCACACATTAGGATAGCAGTCATATAACTTGCTACCCCAAAGTCTACTCCCCAAAACATTCGTGGAGATTTATCTATCACCTTACAATGAATATCTCTATTAAAGTTATAAGCACATTTGTTTGCAGCAGATTCAAATGATGCTTGATACTCCTGTCTAAATGTTCGCTTATCTAAATTCTTTTTGGCACTTTCTATTTCTTCTTTTGAAATAAAGCCACCATCTAATGTGGTAAACTGCCAGGACTTATAATCCCCTTCGGCTTGTCCTTTGACATATAGATCATAGAAATGATTCTGAATGCCAGTTGGAGTACCAATAAATAATGCTTCTCCACTTGTTTCTGCTAACATAGGTTGAACAATCTCGCCCCATACATTCGGTTTCATATAAGCATATTCATCTAAGACCACTTTGGTTACCGATACTCCTCGAATAGAATCTTCTTTGTCTGCCCCTTTGAGTTCAATTCTGGCATTATTAGGTAAAGTAATTGATAGTTCAGTTTCGTTAATGCGAACCTGCTTTCCTGCAAAAGTGTTCTTGAGAAGACTCCAAGCGACCATCTTTGCTTGGCGATAGGTAGGAAATATGATCCATCTTCGTTCATTGGATTGCAATTCTTTAGACAATAACCATAGGATTGCCATATATGTTTTACCAAATCTTCGCCCAGCAACAACGACCTTGTATCTTGAAGGGTGTGATAGAACTTCTCTACGAACGCCATCAATCTTCCATTCCATCAATATCAAATACCTTTATAGGTTCGTCTGTTACATCTGAAATTCCCAATGTCTGATGTGGTCTTCCTTCTGTTCTGTTTGCAATAAATTCTACTGCCCAAGATTTACCTTCCAGTGCATATTTAAATACTTGCCTTAATACTACTTCTATTTTAGTCATGCCACCTTTTGTGCCTTCTTCTTCAGCAATCTTTCTTAACAAATCAGGAATTGATCTACTTCCCTGGGGTCTTCCTTTACCAACTGATGATGTATTTCCTTTGACAAATTGCCCTTTTTCGTTCCGATTCTTGCCGATTTGTTTCGGTGTTTTAGATTTTTTCTGCTTTGCCACCAGTATATTCTTCCCATCTTTTAATTGTTACATCGCAATAATTTGGATCAATCTCCATACCATAACATTTTCTATTTGTTTTTTCACAAGCTATTAAGGTTGAGCCACTACCAAGAAATAAATCAATTATAATATTGTTTTCATAACTGCTATTAACAACTGATTTCTCAACTAATTCTATTGGTTT